GGTATTTGATTTCTTTGTGATGGGTCATCTGGATTACTTAAAGTTACATATTGACCTTGATTAGCAAAATATCTATTAACAACAATTGGTTGATAACCACCAACAACATTTTGTTGAGTCTTGTTTGTAAAATCTCTAATTCTTTCAACCCATGAAGCAAAACCTGCTGAAGTTTGCCAGCCTGTACTATATTCATCTTGCAATCTTTTCCATTCAGGATCAGTTACAGCTTGTCCAGAACGCTGTTTTAAAACAGTATTAATTAATGTAGAGGCATTTTCAGCAAAAAATCTAGCTTCATATCCTATTTTTCCTGGTTGAAGTCTTTGACCTCTTTTAATTGTAGCCCAACCTGGTATGCTTCCTTCATATGACACAGTACCATTAACATCTTCTGATTTTGTCATGTATTGATTTATTAATCTTTCAACTGGCTCAAGTATTGTATTCATTGTGCCAACACCACTATCCGTATAACTGTCACCTAATCGTTCTATAGACTTAACTACTAAATTCTCTCTCTGTATAGCATTAGCAGAATCTTTATCAACACTAGCCATAAGATCAGAGAAAATTTTTGTACCAGCTAAACCATTTTTTATTAATTTGGAGGCTAATGCAACTTTTTCACCTTCGTTTTTTGGCATACCAAATTCCGTGTAAATTTCTGTTGCTTTAGTTTCAGGATCGGCAACAGTAACATCATTAGCAAAAACTTTAGTTTCAGTATCAACATAGTACCATTGCTTGTCATCTCTCTTAACCATTTCTCTTTTTACGCCATCGGAATTAAGAACAGTCATAGTTCTTGCATCAAGAACCTTACCACCAACAGTTACAGTTGGTATAGTTTCTTTAGAACCTGGCAGCATTGCTTCTTTAGTGTCTGCGTTATATACAACACCAGCTTGTGTAAAAGTTTCAATTTGTTTATATTCACTTTCAATTGAATTTAATATAATATCTTTTTCTTCTTGAGTTTTAATTAAAAATGTAGGATCATTCATTAATGTAGTAATTCTTGCTTCTTTTGCTGAACCAAATTTTTGCATAGATTCATTTCTATCTAAAAATATAGCAAAACCTGCTTTAGTAGGCGTGTCAGTTGTGTTTAAATAATTATTGTATTGTGGTGTTAATGTTGCATCTTTACCATTAGCTGCAAGATAAGCTAAAAATTCTTCACCTGTAGGAGTGTCATCTGTTCTTTTGTATTCAGCATAAGATGTTGGAACTTGTCCTGGATTTATAAGATCAAAATATTCTTGTTGTTTATCTTCTGGCAAATTTTTACCATATTCATAATTTTGAATTTTGTCAGTTTTGCCTTTAGGTGCAGGCATGTTTTTAATATGCTCTTGCATTAATTTAGCTTCAGCAGGAAACCCATTAGCCATTAACTCATTCATGGCTTTTGTAAAGTCATCTCTAGTAGTAGCAGATTGGTATTTATCTCTAATTTGTAAAAGTAATTTTTGTTGAGATTCTGCTGCTTTTGCTGCTATTACCGCAGGCTCTTCAATACCAAACATTTGATTAACGCCTTGTTTGGCTCTAGCCATTCCTAAAGCTGCACCATATTGCGTAGCTTGTTCAGCAGGCACATCAATTGCTGCCATAGCTTCTGCTTGTCTTGCTTGTGCTAATACATTGTCATATAAACCCATAATTTCTCCTAACTAAAAAAAGAACCAACTGCTGTACCAAACATACTGCCAACAGGCCCAGCAATTGCTCCTCCTGCTATTCCTAAAATATCGGCTATGCCACTACCTGTTTTTTGTTTTGTAGCTGCTTGATTTGTATACGCAGCAGCTAAACCATCTGACTGAGCAACATCAACGCCTAAATTAGTAGCGCTTGTGTTTTGATTTATAACACCTGTATTAGTATTATTAAGAGCAGTTATAGCACTTTGATACCTAGAATTTTCTGAATTAGCAATCTCTTGTCCAGTAAGCAAACTTTTCATTCTTTCATCGTTCATAGCCATCATTTGGCTTTGTGCTAATTCGCCAACCATATCATTACCACCAGATGAATTAATCATACCCCTAGCCCGTAAACGCTCATCTAATTCATTTTGTTGATTGGCTATAAATTTTTCTCTGTTTGGAGTGTTGTAATCATACAATGTTTCTGCTAGTTGATACGGATCAGCAGTTTCGTAATTATTTGTTTGGTTGTACAAACCAGTTAGCATATTTTGAAACTGTTCGTTTCCTTTAAAATCTAAAGTTTTTGTATCAGCATTAAAATTTGTGTCACCATAAACACCGCCAGTTATATTGCCAGCTTGAGCAGCATCTACAGCATCTTGATAATCTTTTCTTAATTGCTCTATTCTATCTTCTGCTAATCCTTCATTGTATTTACTTTCACCGAGTCCAATACCAGTATTAATCAAACTTCCAAGCATATTGTTTCCTGGTCTCGGCACATTTTGTTGTGCATATCCCATTCCACCTTTTGTCTTAGCTAAATAATCACCTCTTGCCATGTCTAATCTCCTGTCCTGTTAATTAACCTGTTCGTTTCCACATATATACTGTGATATATGGTTGTATGTTGTTGTGTGCAGCTCCGCCACCAGTAGCACCTGTAGTTCCAGTAACTCGATTTGTTATTGTGTGAGCTATATCATCAATACTTACATTTGTAGTTCCAGTATTATCTGCAAAACTGTGCGTATGAGAAGGTAATTCATTAACACTTAATGTGTGTGTTTCAGCACCACCTGTTTCATTAAGACCATCAAATGTACCGCTAGAATGGACACCTACCATTACTCTACCGCCACCATAAGCTGCCCAAGTACCAAATCCAAGAAGTGTTGCTGGATTAGTGGCTACTGCTGCATTAAAGTAAATAGAGCCAACTGGATATACTAAGGCGTTAATAGTTGCTGCTGTTAATGCTGCTCCAACAAAAGCTGTTGTAGCTACTTGTGTTGTGTTTGTTCCAGCATTAGCTGTTGTGGCGCTAAAGGCTTCTGAAGCATTACCGTTAATATCTGCTTTGGTGTTTACTGCTGTTCGTACTGCTGAAAACTCTGTATTAAAGTCTCCACCAGATATTACTTTATTTGCATCAGAGTCAGCCAGAGCATCCTTGCCAGACCATGCAACTGCAATAGTATAATTACTCATCGTATTTTTCCTTGTTTATGAAGAAGTGTTAAGTCTTGTAAAGAAGCATCAAACCCATTGGATGTAATGTCTATCTCTATTTTTAGATTTTTAGCCGAACCTGTAAGTGGTGTTTTATATTCATGCAATCCAAATACAGGCTTAAATGTAGATGAACTAGGATGGGTTGCTGCAACATGAGTATGGGTAACTGAAGTTGCTCCATATAAAGAACTAGAAGCACCCCATAATGAAGTTGATCCTGTGGTTACTGGATTTAAAGTAATCTGCGTTGTATTGCTTGGCGTAGGACTAAAGTCTTTATACCACTTTAAACCTAAGTTAGCACCAGAGCCACCTTCAAGAACTAAGAACAATCGTTTTAATAAAGAAGCTGCTACTGACTGTCCTAAATTAACCCAGGTTGTTGCAATACTGCTTGTGTATGGTGCGTTAGTAACTGTTGTTCCGTTAGCTGCTAAATCTGCATCATAGTAGCCATCGTAAGTAGCAATGCTGCCATCTTTTTGTCCAATTAATAAACCATATAAAACGGTATAAGCCAAACTAGCTGGCTCTCTGTCTAAATTAAAAGTCCAGGTTGTAATTCGTGGGGCGTTATTAGGCGTGAAATGTTTGAAGTCAAATACATAAGTAATGTTAGAGCTTGGAAAAGACAAAATATAGATGCCTTCGTTTTCAACATACACGCTTTTAACATTAGCGCTTTGACCTATGTTTCTAATTAAAGTGTCTTTAATATTAACTGAGTAATCTTGTAAAGGCAGTTTATCTTTTTCAGTAGTACGACCTAAAGATCGTAAGCCTGTACTTGATAAAAATACTAAATCTTCACCAATGTGCTGAACTGAATCTCTACTAACGCAGCCAATCCCTTGTATAACTTCATTGAGAGCG